CCAAGTCCGAGCGTGACGCGGCGCAGTGGACAAAATACGGAAAGGCAAGGAAAGCATGAGCCCCGTCGCACACATGCCGGCCGGCACGCCCGAGGGCGGACAGTTCGCGAGCGCGAAGGGTGGCGGCGGAGGCGGGCAGTGGTCGGGTAGTGGCGGAGGTCCCGGCGGGGCCGTCGCCGGTCAGAGCTGGGACGAGCGACAGAAGGGGATGTTCAAGATCACGAAGAAGCTCGATAAAATCAGCGCTGGTGGCGGCATTCAAGGAAACGCGAACGCCGATGCGCACCGGATGCTCCAGATCCACAAAGACCCGGACGCAGTAACGATCGCGAAGGAGGGGAAACACACCAAGATCCAGGGCAACAAAGGAGCCCTAGCAGAGCCTCAGTTGGGAACGGACGGGCAGTGTCACTGGAACACAGGGAAACTGATGGAGCAGGGTAAGATCGACGCAGTGGTCATCGGGTTCGCCAAGGGTTCCCAAGGCTGGCACCAGCACACCTGGGGAACGAAGGGTGGGAAGATCGTGGAGACCACCGCGTCCAATGTTGGCAACAACCACTACTTCGGCAAGACGCTAAGTCCTGCGGAATCAACGTCTTTCGCCCTGTGGGTGAAGAAAAACCCTCCCGGCAGCGGCGTGGTCCGCAAGGTAGAATGGAGCGAGGACTGATGCTGGAGGGAAAGAAGGACATCAAAGCCGCGATTGAAGCAGGCCTGTCGCCAAGCCGTGGCGATTGGCGGCAGTATTTGGGCGAGGCCAAGAAGATCCTCGAGAGGAAAACATGGAGTCCCCCACGGCTGGGATCCTCGTCTAAGTTGGGACAGCGATAAATGAAGATCTACACAGTTGTGCTCGCACTGCTCTTGGCAGCCCCCGCCCTCGCGCAGGACGTGGTGATCCCTGCCCAGGTGGCTCCCCATACGGTCGCCTCACTCGACGTGACCACCGGAGCACAGGGATGGGTGTGGGCTTCGCGCTATTGGGCCCCTCCTGCCGAGCCGAAGGATCTGGCCGGCGGTCGAGTTCAGGGCCAACTGGGGATTGGGCGCTGGGGCCTCACGGCGATGGGTGATGTCAGTGGCATGCCCGGGAGCTTTGATCTTCAGAGGGTCGAGACGTTTCAAACCATCGAGGCCCACGGGGCGGCGCACTATAACTTGTTCGCTAGCAACGGGATACAGCTGGGAGTCGCAGTTGGAGCCGGGATTGCTCTCCCGCTCGAGGTTCAGGACGGAGTGCGTCCTACGACCGCCCACCCTGCCAGTGTCGGAGCCGGGTTGCATCTAAACGGCGAGGACTGGTGGGTTTACGTGATGGCCGGACAGGTTCAGGCCCTCCCGGGGTTCGGTGGGATGGTCAAGTACCAGATCGCGATGAGCAACCGGACGGCAGCGGTGGGATCCATCTCCGTCGGGGCCCAGCAGCGATACGTGGTCCAGATGGGCATCGCGGTGAGGTGGTTCTGATGCCGACCATCGTGGAGCTCCTCCTCGAGGAAGAACGGTTCGTCAAGCATGCCTACGAGGACAGCCTGGGATATCTGACCATCGGTATCGGCCGTCTGATCGACAAGCGGAAGGGCGGAGGGCTCTCCTATGAGGAGGGACTCTACCTGCTGCACAACGACATCGACGAAAAGGAAGAGGAGCTCGACCACCGACTTCCGTGGTGGAGGGAATTGGACGAGAATCGCAGGACAGTTATCCTAGCGATGGCATTTCAGATGGGTGTGGCGGGACTGCTGAAGTTCAAGCAGACTCTAGAGGCCATACGGTCGTGTAACTGGGACGAGGCCGGGGTCCGGATGCGACGATCCCTTTGGTATAGGCAAACACCATCAAGGGCAGAGCGCATGGCCCGGGTGATTGAAACGGGAAGTTGGCCTTTATGAGCGCAGACATTATTCAAACCATGGTGGTCGGATCGATCAGTGTGGTAGGTGCCGGATTCCTGGGCATGACAGCCTGGTCCGCGCGGCGCTTGTTCGCCAAGGTGGACCAGGTGGACGTCCTCATTCGTGGGGACGGGAACGGGACCCCGGGCATCAACGAGCGCATCCGAGACGTTCACGCGGAGGTCAAGGCTACTCGCACGGACCTCAAGGAGCACGCCGACGGCGAGGAGGAGCGGGTCGCGGTCGCCATGTTGAGGTTCCGGGACGAGAACTGCGGGGAGACGTGCGGGGAGACGGACAGCGAATGAACGAGTTTGGCACGGCCAAGGCGAAAGGGTCCAAATGAGCACACCCACAGAACAGACCGACCGCAACCGCCATCCGGAGAAGTTCGCTCGTCCGGATGACCACAATGCGGAGAACATGAGAGTGTGGACCGGAATCGGCGCGAAGCCGACCGAATACGGGTGGGGCCGAAACCCGGTGCATGCGTCCAAGTCGTCTGTAGCCCGGCCTGCGGGGCGGGCCACCGAGGAGCTCACCCGCCCTCCTGAAATCACCGAGTACGTCCCTCCCGTTCAGGCGCAGGTGGACCCGTGGGGCCTGACAGTGCCCAAGGAAGTCCGTGGTGGGGAGAGGAATTTCCTGAAGCCGACTGCACCCCCTCCTGTGAGCAAGCACCCAATCACAGAGTTCGTCCCAGCCCGCCAAACGGTCCGTGATCCCTGGTCCTTTGGCACTCCGACCCTCGTTGAGTCGAGGCCTGGGACCACCGCTTTCGGTGTGCCGAAGACGGAGCGATAGGTGAACGAGGACGCGCCGACCCCAGACGAGGAAGCCCTCGAGCTAGCCAACGAGCTGGAACGGGTCGAGGCGGAGATGGCGAGCCTCGACCTGAAGCTGTTCGTCGAAAAGACCTGGGAGATCCTGGAGCCGGGCAATCCGCTCAAGTGGAACTGGCATTTGGACGTGATCTGCCGGGAGCTGGAGTCGATCACCAACGGCACGTTCCCGCAAGACAGTGGGCTCCTGATCAACGTTCCTCCCGGCACCATGAAGTCGCTTCTTGTGAGCGTCCTGTGGCCCGCGTGGGAGTGGACCCGGGTGCCCGGAACCCGTTACATCACAGCGTCTTACGGTGCCCGCCTCTCCATCCGTGACACGATGAAGATGCGCGACATCATCACATCGCCCTGGTATCGGCGGGTCTACGGTGTGAACCTGTCCGCGGACCAATCGGCAAAAACGTGGTATACCAACGAGTGTGAGGGCTGGCGGCTTGCTACATCGACGAAGGGTGAAGGCACGGGAGAGCATCCCGACCGCCTCATCATCGATGACCCTCACAAGGCGGATGAGGTTCGGTCTGACGTCTCACGACAGAGCGTGCTCGACTGGTACGACCGCACGATCTCCACCCGTGGTGTATCGCGGGGCGTGCGCCGCGTGGTGGTCATGCAGCGTCTTCACGAAGAGGACCTGGCCGCCCACATCGTGGAGAAGGGCAAGTGGCGCCACCTCATGTTCCCCATGCGGTACGATCCGAAGAGAGCTCAGCCGGATGACCCTCGCACGGAGCCCGGCGAGCTGCTGTGGCCTGAGATGTTCAACGAGGAGCAAGTCAAGGCTCTTGAGCTGTCTCTGGGCCCATACGGAACGGCCGGGCAGCTCCAGCAGCTGCCCGCTCCTGAAGGTGGTGGCCTCTTCAAGCGCAGTTGGTTCAAGATCGTGGACGAGATCCCCGACGATGCGCGATTGACCAAGATTCGCGGGTGGGACACGGCCAGCACGGCGGGTGGAGGCGACTACACGGTCGGTGCCCGCGTTGCTCATGACGTGAACTCAGGGATATTCTACGTTGACGACGTGGCCCGGGGACAGTGGGGTGCGAACGACGCTGACATGGCGATGCGCTCCACCGCTATGGCGGACGGACGGTCGTGTTCACAGCGGGAGCAGCAGGAGCCTGGGTCGGCCGGGAAGCACGTCATCGCAAAGCGTGCCCGAGACCTTGTCGGTTATGACTATGGTCCGTCGCCCACCACCGGCGACAAGGTGACCCGGGCGAGGCCATACCGGGCGCAGTGCGAGGCCGGAAACGTGGTGCTCAAACGAGGTCCCTGGAACGAAGCCTTCCTTCAGGAGCACGAAGTGTTCCCCAACGGGAAGCACGACGACCAAGTTGACGCGACCAGCACAGCCTTCAACGAGCTGGTCATCGGACCCAGACCCATCAGGACAGCGAAGGTCCGGTGGGGTTAGACTACATTTTTCGCCGTTGTACGCTATACTAGATGTGAGTTCCCCCGCGTGATAGTGGACTATCGCGCCCTGCCAACAAGGCTCGCGCCAGGAGCGCACAGCCAAAGGAGTTCTAAAACATGCCTGTGAATGTCAAGCACAGTGAGTACCTCAAATTCGAGCCCCGGTGGCTCCGATGCCGACACTGCTATGAGGGCTCCGATTCTGTGAAAGAAGCCGGGGTGACCTATCTCCCTGAGCTGGACTCCCACAAGATTTCCGGCGGCGGCAGGGCCTATGAGGCCTACAAAGCTCGTGCTCTGTTCTTCAACGCCACCGGTCGCACTGTGGACGGGTTCGCAGGCGCGGTGTTCCAGAAGGCTCCCACGGTCAAGCTGGAGCCTGAGCAGGAAGACGTCATGGAGATGGAGGAAGAGCCCGAGCTCGACGCCGACTTCGCCCCTGTGAAGGACAAGGACGGCCAGCAGGTCATGAAGCCGAAGGTCGGCCTCGACGGGAAGCCTGTCCTCAAGAAGAAGATCGGCCCTGACGGGAAGCCTGTGAAGCAGGGAGCTCCTGGCTCTCCTGAGGAAGATGTAGAGGAAGATGTAGAGGAAGAGCCTACTGGCAAGCCTCTGCTGGACGAAGAGGGCAATCCGATTCCGAAGCTGGACGAAGAGGGCGAGCCTGTCCTGGACGAAGAGGGCAAGCCCATGTTCGAGACGGAAGAGGTTGAGGGCGAGGAGGAGGAGGAGCTGGACGAAAACGGCGAGCCTGTCGTGGACGAAGAGGGCAAGCCCAAGATGAAGAAGAAGGCCAAGGCTCCTTTCGGTAAGGAAGTGGCTGAAGAGGGCGAGGACGAGGACGAGGAAGAGGAAGAGCCGGAGCTCGATGAGAAGGGCAAGCCCAAGCTCGGACCGGACGGGAAGCCCCTCATGAAGAAGCTCGGCAAGCGTCGAGTCGACGAGTTCGGCAAGGAGATCACAGGCCCCGACGGCCAGCCCCTCCGGAAGCCCGCGCTGCCCAAGAAGAAGGAGAACCCTGTAAAGAAGCACGTACAGGACATCACCCTCACCGGTCAGACGCTGGATCTGTTCGCCTTCGAGGCGATGCAGCAAGTCCTGACGACTGGACGGTATGGCATCCTCGTCGACATGGCCGACACCGAGGACAAGAAGAAGCAGCGCCCATACTGGGCAGGGTACGAGGCTGAGACGATCGTCAACTGGAAGACGGACCGCATCGATGGCGAGGAGAAGCTGATCCGCGTCGTGCTCCAGGAGGATAATGAGACAGACGATCCTCTCGACCCCTTCAGCACAATCAAGGAAGAGCAGTTCCGCGTCCTGTCTCTGGTCGAGGGTGTATACACCCAGCGAGTGTGGGCCAAGGGCGAGACCTTGCGAAAAGCCAAGGATGAGAGGGACCTCGAGGATTCAAAGGGGACCGGCAAGGTTTCCGAGCTCAAGAAGGGATCCGAGATCGCTCCCTACAGCATCGCTGCTCAGCGAGCGCAGTACAACGGTGAGCCTACCTCGATGCCAGTGCCCGGCCCGGGTGCTCTGAAGCAAAAGGGCTCGGACGACTTTGGCGTCATCGAGGAGATCATCCCGGTGCGTCGGGGCAAGCCTCTGGACTTCATTCCGTTCTACTTCGTGAACGCCACCGGAGCCGAGGCGGTGGTATCCAAGCCACCGCTGCTCGATCTGGTGGACCTGAACCTCAGCCACTACCGGACACTGGCGGACCTGGAGCACGGACGGCATTTCGTTGCGCTGCCCACGCCCTGGATTTCGGGTGCGGCAGTCAACGAGCAGAACGAAGTGCAGATCGGCCCGAGTGGGGTGCTCATCCTCGAGAAGGGTGGCGCTGCAGGCATGCTGGAGTTCAGCGGTGCTGGGCTGCGTGCTCTTGAGACGGCCGACGAGCAGAAGCGGAAGATGATGGCGGTTCTTGGGGCACGGTTGCTCGAGGAATCGGCGACGGCGAATGAGACCGCCAGCGCGGTTGGCATGCGTCACTCCGGGGAACAGGCTGTCCTTCGGACCATCGTTCAGGTCCTCGAGCAGCAGTTGTCCCGGGCTCTTCAGGCTCATGTCTGGTGGTTGGGTACAGAGAAGACGACGGCCGACCTGGACTTCATCGAGGTTGAGCTCAACAAGGACTTCTTCAGCGTGCGCATGCAACCCGCTGAGCTCGCACAACTTCTTGCGGCCCTCCAGGCTGACGGCATCTCCTACAAGACCTTCTACCACAACCTGGCCATCGGCGGCATCACCCGCCCGGGTGTTGACGACGAGGAGGAGCAGAGGCAGATGGAGAACAAGACGGAGACTCCGTCGAGCTCGATGCCCAATGCGGTGCCCATGATGCCGCTTCCTCCAGAAGGAACTCCGGTTCCGGCCGCGCCCGGCGTGGCGCCGCCAGCGTTTGGGGTCCCTGTCGCCGGTCCGAAGCCGGGCCCACCGAAGGGAGTCACGCCTCCTGGGCTCGCAGCATCCGCAGCCGCCGCAAAGATGGGCGCGGCCAAGGCTAAGGGCACTCCCTTTGGGAGGACGAGTTGAGCCAAACGGTCGACCCAGATGAGATGAAGATGGATGTGAAGGTCATGGCGGGTCTGCCCACCTACGACGGCACCAGGTGGAACGGGCTCGCCGTGGGTGCTCTGTTG